GTAACGGGGCGCAGCCTTATTTGAGGCCAGCATTAGAAGCCAACGCGCAATCTACAGTTACCCGTTTGGGCCAAATTTTGGCACGCAGAATACAAGAGTTTAGAAGCAAACAAGGAAAATAAGACATGACAAAACTATCAGGCGTGCTTGGCAACAAGTATCAATCAAAGCGCCAGCAAATTTTTACCCGCAGTTTTGACCTTGGCGGTCACACTTTTAAAGTCAGAATCCCGTTTGTCGCGGAATCTGACGGAATGTTCCAGCGCATCATGAATCCTAATGAGGCTCACATCCAGCGGCTTTATGACGCAATGTCAGAGCCACTATTGCGTTTTAAAGCTGAAGCCACGCCAGAAATGGAAATTGAGTTTACTGAAACTGATGTGCTGGTCAAGGGTCGGTCAATGCGCGAAGCGGCAAAAAACAAAGCTATGACCGAGAACAAAATTACTGAATACATAAAACTGCTTATCCCGGAAGATGAGACAGCCAACATGGATGACATTACATTTGCCGACATTGAGGCTGAGTTTCCGTCATCCGTACAAATTGCTTTGATAGAAAATATTGCCGAAGCTATCAGCCCAACATACAGGGAAGCGCGGGGAAACTAATTGGCTCATTGAGGACGCAAGTGGAATGCGCGATGGTCTTCAATGGGCATACACACGAAACGCTGGCGCAGTTGGATGAGGTCACAATGACCCGAATCCAGACCATGTACGCAGATGGAGCATTGGGAAATCACGGCATTTTGACTTGCTTAGGGCAATTAACGGCGGGGGTGTTTAACTACATGCGCCCAAAGGATGCGCCTGATTACAAGCTGGTCAAGATTTTGGGTAATGTATATGATTACATTGTTCCGCCAATGAGTGCGGCAGAGCAACAAAATGCGGCAAACAACGCGCTAAAAACATACATGAGCGCCGCGCCGGGATTTGATGCAAAACGATTCAAGGTGAAAAATGGCTAATTTTATTGGGCGACTAGGTGTAGTTCTTGGCCTTGACAGCGCGGAGTTTAGCCGTGGGATTGACGCCGCTGGAAAAAAGCTAGAAAACTTTTCCAATTCTGCCGAGAAATATGGCAAGGTTGCGGCAGTCGCGTTGGTCGCCGCTGGCGCGGCTGCGCTGAAATACGCGGATGACATTGCTGATGTCGCGTCTGCCAATGAAGTCGCCATAGATTCAGTTTTAAAACTGCGAAACGCACTTGCTAACTCAGGAGGCGCTGCGGATAACGCTGGCAAGTTGATGGCAAGTTTTACCGCCAATATTGACAAAGCAGCAGATGGAACAGATGAAGTTCAAAAAACATTTAAGACTTTAGGCATATCCCTTGATGACCTACGGAAAATGGACATGGATACCATGTTTAATAAATCCGTAGAAAGTCTTGCTGCGATGACTGACCCAATTACTCGCAACGCTAAAGCAATGGAGTTGTTTGGTAAAGCGGCAAAGGGAGTTGATTTTGTCCAACTTAATGAAGAATTAAGAACAGGCGCTAGTGCTAGCAATGAGCAAGCAGAAGGAATTAAAGCGGCGGCGGCATCATATGATTTGCTAGCGCAAGCAGGGCGTGATTTTTCTATTGTTCTGGCGAAAGAGCTTGGGCCACCTTTAAAAGCAACATTAGATTATTTAAAAGACATTAACGGGCAAGGCGTTTCTTTTGGCGATGTTTTTAAAGTAGTGTTTCAAACAGTCGCAGTGCTTGGGGCAAATGTTGCTTTTGTTTTTGAGGGCATTGCTAGAGAAATACAGCACACAATTGATAACGCAAAGTTTCTTGCCAAATTAGATTTTGCAGGGGCGCGTGCAGCAAATGAAAGATATGCCGCAGATAACAATGCCCGTGCCGCAAAGTTAGAACAGTTTGAGCGCCGCATTATGGGTGATGGCGGCGGTGGTCGAGGTTACATGCGTGGCGATGAGGGAGCAGCAGCACCAGCAGTAACGGGTAACAAGCGGGTTGTTGAAGAAGGAAAAGCGGCGGCAGCAAAAGCGTTAGCAGAAGCAAAAAAACGACTTGAGATAGAGCTAAAAGGATATGTTGAAGCAGAGCGAGAGCGAGAGGCAAACAGAATTGCGTTTTCTGAAAGAGCATCGTTTTTAGAAAAAGGCGATGCGGCAGCAGTTATGCGGCAACAATTAGAAAAGCAATCGCTTGACAGGGAAAAAGAGCGTTTAATTCTGCAAGACATGGGCAAAAAAATGCGGTCAGAAGACCTGCAATATGCCCAAGCGGTTTTAGAAATTGAGTACAAGCGCAAAGACGCTGCTGCTGCTATTGGCGCAAATGATGCCCTTACACAAACAGCAAAACAAGAAGCATTGACGCGCAATAATGCTTTGGCAGAACAGGCGCTACAACTTGAAACTAGGCGTTTAGAGCTTGCAAAACAAATGCGTGAGGGTAGCCTTGAGGATGGCTTTAGAAACGCAGCCGAGGCCACAATGCGTAACGCTAAAACTGAGTTTGAGCGAGGCCAGCAAGTCTTTGAATCAGTAATGGGCAACATGGAAACAGCAATAGGTAACTTTGTTGCCACTGGAAAATTAAGTTTTAAAGGTTTTGCTAAAAGTATCATTGCTGACTTGATTGCCATACAACTGAAAGCGCAAGCAGTCAGCATTTTGCGATTTGCGTTTAGTGCGTTTAGCGGTAGTCCAACAGTTCCAATGCAACCGGGCGGCGGTTATGCGGATGGCGGCGACCCGCCAGTAGGTCAAGCCAGCATGGTAGGTGAGCGTGGGCCAGAATTGTTTGTGCCTAAAACCGCTGGCACTATTATTCCAAATCATCAACTTGCCGGGATGATGAGCGGCGGTCAAACAGTCAACTACAACGGGCCATTTATTCAAAGCATGAACGCTATTGATACGCAAAGCGGCATTCAATTTCTTGTAAAAAACAAGCAAGCAATTTGGTCAGCAAACCAAAGCGCACAGCGTTCTTTACCTGTGAGCAAATAACATGAGCCTACAAAACATTCTTGCTATCTGCGAATCATTGGGCATTAACGACCAGCGATTTGTCGGGCAAACAATCAGCAGAAATCAGCACATTGTTACCTCAGAATATGAGACTGTTGTGCCGTTTGCTTTTGAAATGAGGCCAATGAATTATTTGCGTTACAGCGAAAACAGAAATGTTTTAAATACTTTGCGAATTGCTGACAAAGCGTTAACTCAATATTTAAATTTTGCCAGCACCGGATGGACAGGCTACATTGCATATCAAGGTAGTTTGACTTCGGTGCAAATACCTACATGCTTGTGGCAAACCTCAAGCGCAGACAAAAATCTTGTGCTTGGAAATTTGCCGAGCATTTCGGCGGGGGCTTACATTGTTCGCGCTGGTGATTTTTGTCAAATAAACGAACACGCTTACATTGCTACGGCTGATGTGTTGCGTGGCGCAGGGTCGACAGTAACCATACCAGTACACCGGAATTTGATTGACCCTATTGCAGCCACACAAGCCGCAGTCATTGGTCAATACGGCACAACAATTAGCATGGGCGGCGCAACTTATACGGGCATAACATTTCCTGTTGTATTGCGGGAATATCCAACCTACACGCTGACCCCTATTGCTAACGATTCGTTTATTAACTGGAACGGCAGCTTTCAAGCGTTTGAGTTTGTATCATGAACATTATTACACCTGTTGACGGAACAACAAATATTCGTATTGCTGATTTTGTGCGTTTGTACGATGGCAACTCAACTTACCTTTTTTCTACAGCGCCAAACCCAATAACTGTTGCCGCAGTAGATGCAAATCCATTTACCGCGCTTGGGCAACTTTTGAAAGTAGGCGATGTACAGCGCGACATAAAAAGCACATCAAACGAAACTACTGTCACGCTCACAGGCATAGACCCGGCAATGCTTGGGCTGGTTTTAAGCACTTACATCAAAGGCTCAAAAATTGAAATGTGGCACGGGTTTTTTAACCAAAACGGCGCGTTAATTACAACTGGCGGCGAAGGTGGGCTATATAAATTTTTTACCGGCATAGTCACCTCATTTGGCATTGGTGAAAATTGGTTAGAAGATATGCGGATGTACATTGGCACAGTGTCTTTGGCCTGTTCACCAATTCAATTAATTTTGCAAAATCGTACTGCCGGGCGATATACAAATAACAACGCTTGGCAAACATACAACTCAACAGACACATCAATGAATCGCGTGCCGTTTATTGAAACAATAAATTACGCTTTTGGAAAAACCGCGTAATGTATACCCGTACAGCGTCACCTTTTGATGTAAATGCAATTATTAATTTACTTAGAGAATACCGCGCTGAAATGCCTTACGGCTTTTTAGCTGATGCAAACGATGAGGCGCACATTCGGCAATTACTTGCGTCATTGTTGGCTGGTCAAGGATTGGTTTTAGTTGCAGAAGTTGACGGCAAGACTGTAGGAATTTTAATGGCAGGGGTGATGCCAAGCATTTGGTCGCCAAAGCATTTTTTGCTTACTGAGTTTGCTTATTTTGTTACGCCAGAATATAGAGGCAGTACGGCTGGCTATCGTTTGATGCGGCAATATTTAGATGAAGCAATTGTTATGCGCGAGTCAGGGCGAATTACAAATTTCTTTATTAGTAAAATGGTAAATAGTCCTGATTTAAATTTTGGCCGATTTGGTTTTCAAAAACTTGAAGAATTTTGGGTGATGTAAATGCCGGGTTCAATTATTGTTTCTTATTTATTTAGTACGGCAGTAGCGAGTTTTACGATTGCAATGACTGCGACAGCATTCGCAATTAACATAATTGCGTCTGCAATTATTTCAAAAGCATTTGGGCCGCAAGCTCCAAATTACAACGACAACCAAAACAATCCAAACCCCGGTAGTCGTCAACAGTTACCGCCAGCAGGGGATAATAAAGTTCCAGTGGTTTACGGCTCTGCTTTTGTTGGCGGCATTATTACGGATTTAAGCATTACGGCAAACAATCAAAGATTGTTTTATGTTATTACGCTTTGCGAAGTTACAAATACAGAAACAGGCGGCACACCGGATGTAATTTCTTTTGGGGATATTTATTGGGGTGGCAAAAAATGTGTAATGAGTGGCGCGTCAGTCACTGGTTTGTACGATGAATCCACAGGAGCAACGGACACGGCAGTTAACGGAAAGTTAAATATCTACACTTACCGCAACGGGTCAAACACGCCAACAAATTCAGCGTTATCCGCAATACAAGTAATGCAAACTTCTGGTTTGACTTACACATGGGACAGCAATAAATTAATGTCTAATTGCGCGTTTGCTATTGTTGATATTACATACAGTTCGGACGCTAGTTTAACGGGTTTAAGTCAAACTAAATTTCAAGTAATCAATGCAAGAAAAGCACCCGGTAATTGCTTCTTAGACTATTTGCTGTCTACCCGCTATGGGGCGGCGCTACCCGCTACAAGCATTGACACAACTAGCTTGACGGCTCTTGACGCATACAGCAATGAGTTAATAAATTTTGCTCCGTATACAGGCGGCAATGCAACACAAAAACGCTTTCAATTTGACGGCACACTAGACCCGCAATTAACAATCATGTCAAACTTGCAATTAATGGCGGCATCATGCGATTGTTTGATTAAATACAATGAGATTACGGGCAAATGGGGCGTGATTGTGCAAACGCCAACCTACACAGTAGCAATGGCGTTAAACGATTCAAACATTGTTTCAGGCATGAATATATCGCCAATGGATTTGGCTTCAAGCTACAACATCATTGAAGCAAAATATCCAGACTCTAGCAATCGCGATTCATTTAATACAGTAACTTTAAATTTAGCTGTTGTTGCGCCACAATTGCTTTATACAAATGAACCAGTAAATAAACAATCAGTAAGTTTGCCGATGGTAAACAATAATGTTAGAGCACAATTAATTGCTAACAGGCTTTTGGAAAGTGCGCGTGAAGATTTGCTAGTGCAATTCTCTATAAACTACGCGGGGTTGCAGCTTGAAGCTGGAGATATTGTTACTGTTACAAATGCAAACTACGGATGGACAAATAAACTTTTTAGAATAAATCGCGTAACAGAAATGTTTGGCGATGACGCATCTATCACGGCTCAATTACAAGTGAACGAATACAATCCTGCGGTTTATGACAATCAAAACATTACACAATTTGTTCCTGCGCCCAATACCGGAATTTACTATCCGAGCTTTTTTGGAACAATAACAACGCCAACAATTCAAAATGTCTTGCCGTTTGCTACAGTTCCATCGTTTGATTTAAGCGTTATTTCATCATCTACAGGCATTACACAATATGCAGAAATTTGGTACAGCGCTTACGCTTCGCCAACAGAAACACAAAGATTGTTTTTAACTGTCACAGAAAATCTATCTGGCAGCGCACCTTACAATCCGTCAGAGCAAATGCCTATTGTCACGATTAGCACATTGCCGCAAGGTGATTGGTACTTTTTTGTGCGGATGGTTAACTCATTAGCAAAGAGCAATTACTCATCAGCCACGGCGGTATTTCAATGGCGACCACGCACATTCCAATACGCTGACCGGTATCTTGCAATCACCTATGCTGACAGCGCAAACGGCGCAACTGGCTTTTCAACTAACCCGCGAAACAAAAGCTATTACGGCTTGTTAAATGTTCCAACTGCAAACATTTCGTCAAATTACGCTGACTACGCATGGTATCAAGCGCCTGTAAATTTTAGCACGGCAAATTATTTACTGTTTGCCAACCGACAAAGCAGACGATTTAGCTTCAGTGTAGGAAACGCAGGGTTTGCAAACCTAAACGGCGGGTTTGTACCAACAGAAACATCCGTGTACGACACAAGCCTTTGGAGTGGTTTGCCTGATGGCTCAAACTATATTGACCTTGACGGGCGCAGCGGTCAATTGGTAACAATAGGCACAACAACCGTCAGTAGTGCAGACGGCTTGTTATCAGTTAACAACAGCACAAGCGGAACAATGGTTGTATCACTACAAAAGTTTTTAAACTTTGGCGCTGGTGTATATACAAAAACAGCAAGTGCAGCAAGTTTGACAATTGACATTTATGGTCGCGTAGTTGGCTTTACGCAACAGGATGAGTTTTTCTTCACAGAAACTGTTTACACAGCAACAGCCGCGCAAACCTCATTTGCTTTAACGCACATTGTTGGGCAAGTTTTGGTTTTTCGTAATGGTTGCTTGCTTTCTACATCAGAGTACACGGAAACATCTACAACTGTTGTAGTGACAACGGCTTGCTCTGCTGGCGAAATTATCGTGACATTGAGCATGAGAGTTGTTGCCGCAGACGCATTTTATGACCAACAATATATAACAGTAGCAACTGTAGGAATCAACTTTGTAACCTACAACGATGCGCCACACAGCATTTTAGCGGCAGGAAATATTTTAAGTTTTACAAATGTTGGAACACCAACGCAATACACTGTTAGCGCAGTAGATACGGCGTTAAAGAAAATAACATTTACAACAAACATTACAGCGCCAGCAATTAATTCTTTGATTTTTAGATTTAGGCCGACAGGTTCTTATCAACCATACTATCGTTGGGAAGTTGACCTTGCAGCCGTTTCTTCATATCAACCTTATGAATTTGGAATTACAAACGGCTCAGAAATGCTTGCGGTAAATGGCGCTTCAATAAATGAAATTGATTACGACCTTGCGGCAAATGGTACGCTGACGGGATTTCCCGGGCTGCTAACCGGGAAATTAATTGTTATTCAATTTGCAAATAATAATCTAGGCGTTCCGTGTTCAAATTTTACAAACACAGTGACCTACTCTACAGCAGCGCAAACAAGTTATGCGTTTGAAAACAACCCTGAGTCATTTGAGTTGTATGCAAATGGGGTTTTGTTTACAAAAGGGGCGGGTAAGGATTTTACAGCGACCAACGCTAACTGGCTTTTAAGCACGGCATTTAACAACAATGTCACATTGATTAACCAACAGACCTTCGCTAGAATTGGCGCGGCATAAGGACAACCATGACACAGGCTTTTAATTTATCGCAACTGGCAAACAACCTTAACTCATCAGGTCAACTTGACGCCACAGACGGCCTTGTAAATGCTGTTCCAGTAGCTAACGGGGGTTCAGGCGCGTCAAGCGCATCAGCGGCAAGAACTAACCTTGGCGCGGCTGCTGGCACGATGACAAATTGGGCTTTAGTGCAATCTGGCACTACTTTATATTTTCAGTACAACGGGACATCGGTTGCCAGCCTTGATTCAAGCGGAAACTTTACGGCAATCGCAGACATTACTGGCTACGGCACAGTGTAGGGTCTTGAAATCTTTTTTGTTTTGAGGCACAATAAATTATCTCGTAGCTTTGTGAGTACATGAAGCTGCGGCACTACCCGAGAAAGGGGAAGATATGGCACTTTTTTCTAAAAACACCTTGACGCAAGTCAGCGGGTTTGACAATCCAATTATTGCGGGTGAGCTTGTTACAAACCAGCGCACTTTTTGGAATTTAACATTTACTAGCAATGCAGTCGCAGTCAACTTGACGGGCGCAACAATTGCCGCGCAAATTTTGCGGCGCGAAATCAGCAATTTAACTGACACGCGCAATGGATTGACATTTGACATTGCTGATTATTCACCGCCACCTTCGCCGGTTTCGCTAACCATTGCCAATCGAGTAGATGTTTCAGGTCAATTTACGCTTGTGATTGATGAGTCAGCGTGGACAGTGTTAACAACAGACCCTGAATTAAACATTGCTGCTGTTGACCCGGTGGCGTTCAGTGGGCGTATAAAAATTGGCTTTCCCGCATCAGGCACAACGCCAGCGCAAGACTCAATTATTTTTCTGCTGTTTCTTGTTCGCTCTGACGGCGTGGTAAATTAACATGGACTTGACCATAACCAAAGGTCAGGTCAACGACATTGCGGTTGCAGTAAACGAAACAAGCGTCAACATTACGCAAAGCAATTATTTAAATGTTGAAGTTGTTCCGCAAGCGCAGCAAACAATTGTCATTGACCGAGGTATAGAAGGGCCAACCGGCCCTGCAGGGCCAAACACAATCGGCGGCTACCCAATCAGTGTTTCAGTTCCGTCCAACTATGACGCACTGATGTTTTTAAGTAACCAATGGACTAACATTCCGCAAACAGAAATTTCTGACGGCGGCAACTTTTAAAGGAAACTGAATCATGGCAAATACGATACGAATCAAACGCCGCGCAGCCGGTGGCGGCGCTGGCGCACCAGCTTCGCTAGCGAATGCAGAGCTTGCGTTTAATGAACAAACAAATATCTTGTACTACGGCACGGGAACAAGCGGCGCAGGGGGTAGTGCAACCAGCATTATCACAATTGCAGGAAATGGCGCTTTTGTTGATTTAAGCACCAACCAAACAATCGATGGCGTTAAAACATTTACCAGCACAATTGTCGGTGCGGTAAACGGCAACGCAGGTACAGCAACGGCGCTTGCTACAGGCCGCACAATTGCCATCACGGGCGATTTGGCTTACACCAGTTCTGCATTTGACGGTACAAGCAATGTGACTGCTGCTGGTACGCTTGCAACAGTTAACTCAAATGTGGGCAGCTTTACAAAAGTTACAGTCAACGCAAAAGGCTTGACCACAGCAGCCTCGCAAGCCAGCTTGTCTGATTTGTCTTCGCCTACCGCTTCGTTTAGCATGGGTTCGCAACTGTTAACCAGTGTGCTTGACCCGGTAAGCGCTCAAGACGCGGCGACTAAAAACTATGTTGACAATGTAGCGCAAGGTCTTGACACCAAAGCGTCAGTGCTGGCGGCGTCTACAGGCAATGTTACTTTGTCAGGCGCACAAACCATTGACAACATTAGCAGCGGAAATGGTCAACGCATTTTGATTAAAAACCAAACTGCACCAGCCGAAAACGGCATTTATGTTTCTAACTCTACGGGTGCGTGGACTCGCTCAACTGACGCAAATACATGGGATAAATTAGTTTCTGCTTATGTGTTTGTTGAGACAGGAACAACGCAAGCTGACACCGGATGGGTTTGTACTATTGATGCTGGCGGCACACTAGGCACAACAGCAGTTACATGGACGCAATTTAGCAGCGCTGGAGCTTATACGGCTGGCACAGGCTTGACGCTAACTGGCAACATTTTTAGCATTACAAACACAGCCGTTACTACTGGCTCATACGGAGGCGTTACAAAAAGTTTGTCAGCAACAGTTAACGCGCAAGGCCAGCTTACAGCATTAGCAGAGCAAACCATTGCTATTGCAAACACGCAAGTGTCAGGCTTGGGAACAATGTCAACGCAAGCGGCAAGCAATGTGGCAATCACAGGCGGCAGCATTTCTAACTTAACAACTTTTGACGGCATCACTATTGACGGCGGCACTTATTAATTTGATTCCTGTTCTATAACGCAAAAGGAAAAGCCAAATGGCTAATAAAATTATTCTCAAAAAATCATCCGTGGCAACAAAAGTGCCTGTCGCGGGTGATTTGGAGATTGGAGAAATTGCAGTCAATTTAGTTGACCAAAAACTATACAGCAAAAACGCTAACGGAACTGTTGTTTTAGTTGGTCAAG